GATATTACTCTTGTTCCAAACGGAACAGGTGATGTAAGGGTTACTGCAGGATCTCAAACAACAATTTTTGATGGTACTACTGGAAACGTTTCTGTAGCATCTACTATTTCGTATAAAAATGAATATGTTTCATTAGGTGGTGCTCCTTCTGCAGCATCTACACCTGGTTATTTCTTCACAGTTGATGGTGATGATAATCCGTATGTAAATATGAATATCACTGCTGGTGGTGTTGGTGATAGTCGAGTAAAACTTCTTACCGAGTATTCAGGGATTGATGCTCTGTCTGATGTTGATATTACAACTGCTGCTCCTACTACTAACCAAGTATTGAAATGGGACGGATCTAAATTTGTTCCTGCTGATGATGTAGCTGGTGCTGGTCAATCAAATACCTTTTCAATTATTAATGGTGATACTGGTACTACAACAGCAAATACTACTTCGGATACATTGACAATTGCTGGTGGAACTGATATTACTTCAGTAGTTTCTGGTGATACTGTAACTCTAAACTTTAGTGGAAGTCTTACTACGACATTCGCAGCATTAACAGATACTGATGTCACAGGAATTGTTCAAGGTGATTCTCTATATTGGAACGGTACTGATTGGGTTGTCACCAAAAGTCCAATGACTTGGTGGGAAGTTGGTGCAGATGGTGCAAGTCACTTTACGATTAATGGACCAGGTTTTTCTACTGCTACAAATGATCCAACCCTTTATGTTATGAGGGGTATGACATATGCATTTGACAATAGTGCAAATGGTGGGTCTCATCCTTTTAGGATTCAAAGTACTCAAGGACTTTCTGGAACTGCTTATACTGCAGGTCAGAGTGGTAGTGGAACTTCGGTACTGTATTTTACAGTTCCAATGGATGCTCCTAACACTCTTTATTATCAATGCACCATTCATGCACTGATGAATGGAACTATTAACGTACTAATCTAAGTTAAATGACAAGAACTGTTCCTGGATCTGGTGCTGTCATCGAACCAATCTTTGATGAGATTTTCGGTGTTCGTGCGATAAAAGTATTAGATGGTGGTACTGGATATGATATATCCAATCCACCTAGACTTACTGTGAGTGGTTGTGGTACCCCTGACGAAGAATGTTTGTTATATCCAATCATTGATACAAATTCTGGTAGAATTACACATGTTCGTGTATTAGAAAGAGGTAGGGGATATGACCCTCTAAGATTGCAATTCTTTCCAGAACAGGAAACTCCAAATGTTGTAGATTCGTTTGATATTAATACTGTTTGGCAATCACATCCAAATTCTCCTACAGTAGGATTATTCAGTACTACTACTGATAGACTCCGCATACAATCTGATAATCATCCTAAACCAACATACATTCAAGAAGAGGCAGCACCTGGTGGTGGACCTCTGGTTGATCGAACTTTTGATCAAACATTTGTATATCGTGGTGGTAAAGATGTACCTGATCCTGGTACTAGAGTAGAACAAAGTAATAAAGTAATAGGTATTCTTGCTAATGGAGGTCTTTTACACACTCCAGAGTGGGGTACTGAAGGTGGTGCTCCTGTTAATTTTGCTATTGATTCTGTCAAATATGATTACATTAAAACCAACAGTGTATATGATACAGTAACTGAAGGAAACGCAAGATATTATCAATCTAGTAAACTTATTAATGAATTTGCTCTAACTAATGGTGTTTTTCAATGGGGTAACTTCAAACATTTTACTTGGACTACAAAGGTTGAAGGAAATGTTGCTTTAAATATTACCAATACCGATGAAACTCTTGGTACATTTGAAGTTGGTAGAACAGTTGATGAAATTGGTGGCAGTGCTAGTGGAGAGATATCAAAAGTTGTTAGAGATGGTAATAATGTAGTTACTAGAATATATCTTAGAAGTCTTAATGGAGATGGGTTTTTAGAAAATGATCGTTGTTTAGGTTCTACAGGATTTAGTTTTACTGTTTCAGGTAGTCCAGTATCATTTAATGGATATTATATTGAGTTTGGTGCTGACGCTGCAAAATTCGGTCCTTTCTCACCAGGAACATATTATTTTGCTCCAGAAAATATTACAGTAAAAAGAAATTATGTAATCAATTTCAATCAATCAGATTCTACAAATAATAATCATCCGATTAGATTTAGTAGAACATCCGATGGTACCCATAACGATACTCCAGGAACTCTTTATTATACAAGTTCTGGAGCATCTGCAGCACCAGCAGCAGATTATGAAAATGAATATGCTCCAATATTCATGATGAATGAAGATGAGACAAATAGAATTTATTATTATTGTAAGAACCATCCAAATATGGCTGGTCAAGATGGAGATGATGGTTATATGATCATCAGTTCAGATACTACTGCTGAAACTTTAACTAACAAGTATTATGCTGAAGATTTCTATCAACCTGGTGATGCATCAACCATAGATCGATCAAGACATGTTGATGGTCACTCTAAGATTATTGGTATGTCCTATGATGGATATCCAATTTACGGACCTTATGGGTATAACTCAAGTGGTACTGCTGCTAGAGAGGTTTCATCATTCCGTCTTAAAACTACTGCAGAACTTCCTGGTACAAGACCTCAAGTAACGACTGCATCTACAGTTACTTATGCAGTGACTGTTTCTAATGGTGAGTTTTTATTTGATGGTTCTAGACCAAATTTCATATCTCTTGATAGAGGTAAGACAATTGTATTCAATCAAAATGATGCATCGAATAATCAAGAATTTTTATTAATTAGTGCAACTAACGATGGTTGGCATAGTACAGGAAACCCATCAGATATTGGACAGACTTCTTTCTTGTATGAATTAGGAGTTCAATATTATATTAATGGATCTGTTGTTTCTGGATTCGCTGAATATCTTAGTGCTTTCAATGGAGCAACTACAAGAGAAATTAGATTTACGGTTCCTGTTTCAGCACCTTCCACACTATATGTTTTTGGGTATACTACTTCAGGTTTAGGTGTTAGAACTGTTCAGGTTGGTTATATTTTAGGAGATTTGGTACAAGACTATATCTATGATTCTTCAGTTGGAACTTTGGATGGATTTAATGGTAAGTTTGGTGTAACACCTGAGTATCCTAACGGAACGTATTCATATTTCATGACCGAAGATGGTAGTGGAAATCCTGTTTATCCATATGCTGTTGGTCCTAAGATGTATGGAGTTCCTTTATTTGAGGGAAGTTTAGTTCCTGATGTTGTAGAGATTTTCCCCGATGGTGCTTCTGGCGATGTTGTATTGACTGATGCTGGAGTAGTATCTTATATTAAGATGTCTAAAAATGGTGATAACTATTACGGACCTGCAAAGGCTAGGATACTAGGTGGTGAAGGATCTGGAGCAACTGGTGTTTCTACAGTTCAAACTATTACTGGTTTGACCTTACAAAATTCTGGTAGAAGTTATGCTACTGCCCCAACAGTTATTTTTGAAGGTGGTGGTGGTCAGGATGCTCAAGGATCTGCTAAAATTAATACTACTGGAAAAGTAACTTCTATTGCTATTGCTGATTCTGGTCAGTTCTATCAAAAAGCACCATTCATTTTAATTAGTGGTGGTGGAGGTTTAGGTGCAAAAGCAGTTGCTACTGTTGATCAAGGATCAATTACATCGATTACTGTTACTGAGCAAGGAGAAGGATATACAACACCTCCAAAAATTATCTTTACTAGATTGGTTGATCTGAAACGTAAGGCTGGTGCTCGTCAGGCAAATAATTCTTCAAACATTTATATTACTGGATTAACTAAAGCAATTACTCCTGCTGCTACGGAAATTTTCGTAAAATCTACAAGTTCTTTTCCTGGATCTGGTGATTTTATTGTTGGATACGAAACTATTTCGTATACTGCAAAAACTGATGAAAAATTCTCTGGTCTTACTCGTGGTGTAAACTTTAATTATGATCAAAGAATTATTCTTGATACTAGTCAGGATGATAGAGTGGGTGTATCAACATATAAATTTAATGTTGGTGATAGACTTATTCGTAAAGTTGAGAATTCATCTAGTAAAATTTCAAAGGTTTATGATTGGAATGCAGCAACTAGAGAACTTTTAGTAGTTTTTGAAATTGATGAATTAGCATTTATTGACGGTGGTATTGCAGCAAGTGAAGATGCTACAGTTCAATTTGATGCTGGTGTTGCAGACAGTAGCACATCTAACAGCACTCCACCAAACCCAGTATTAACTACTGATGAAGATACTGATGTTATTACATTATTAACTGTACCAATTTCAACTATTAATAATAGAAAGTTTGAAGATGATGATGAAAATGAGGGTGCTGGAGATGGTATTCCAGATTTGGTAAATACAGGAACTCTTTACGCCAATCAAATTAATCTTGATGGTGGTATTTACAATTCTCTTTATGGTATTGAAGCAACTCAAGGTGGAACAAATACAACCTTATTTGCTGCAGGTGATCAAATCAAAGATGCTACGGTTCCATTTAAATATGCTACTGTCGATACTGCAGGTGGTCTTAATGAAGGTACAGATCACGCATCAGTTATTGAAATACAGTTGGAAGGAGGAAATGGATCAACTTATAGTGTTAACGAGGTAGTTACTGGAGAATCTTCTGGAGTTCAAGGAACAGTTGTTAACTGGGATGCTGCAAATAAAGTGTTACAAATTCAAAACGTTACCCCATTTAATACTGGTAATGTTGCTAAAGGTGAGGCAGGTTTCTTATACCAATTCTCTGAAAATAGTAATGTAACTGATTTCTATATTCAAAATCCTGGAACAAACTATACAGGAGTTCCTACAGTTACCATTGAAGATGTTGGAGACGTTCAATGTACAGGAACAGTTGTTATGACAGGTGCTGGCGACCAAGTTGCTTCTATTACCATCAACAATGGTGGATATGGAATTACCCAGAGTGTTGATGGAACATACAATTTACACCCAACAGTTACATTCACTAATGCAGGTGGAGATACTACTGGATCAGGTGCTGTTGCATATGCCATTATGGGTGGAGAACTACTTGATGGAACTGGTGGAGCATCTTATAGAATCAAGAGCATAAACTACTTAACTGGGGTTCGCTCATAAACCTTCATAAATAAACAAGAGGACAATAGTACCTTAGGAAATGGCAGCGTTACTAACAGATCAATTTAGGATTTTCTCAGCGAGAAAATTCATCAAAGCACTTGAAGGACCAGATGCAACTCAGAGCGATTCTGCAGCAGGTTCTAATCGAGATAGGCTTTATGTTTTTATTGGAAGATCCCAACCTTGGGACAATGAGAACGCACCCCCACAGGCAGTGGACTCATTTTCAGAGTTTTCTAACTCATATGATGATATGATCTCTCTTAAGAGAGTTCTTGCTGCTGATACGGTACAAGTTGTACGTAGAATTGATTGGGTTTCTCCTGAAGAAACTACTGGTGGTTTGGGATTTACTTATGACATGTATCGTCATAACTATTCTCCAAGTAAAACTGCTTCCTCTGGTGCTACAAAATTATACGATGCAGACTTTTTTGTTGTGAATTCACAATATCAATGTTATAAATGCATCTATAACGGTACGTCACCCTCTGATCCTAATGGTAAACCTTCTACAGTTGAGCCTACTGGCACTAGCACCTCTATTATTACTACTGGCGATGGATATCGTTGGAAGTATATGTACACCATCCCTGTTGCTTCTGTCCTTAAATTCTTCTCAAATGACTATATGCCAGTCTTTACCAATACTGCGGTAAAGACTAACGCTGTTACTGGAGAGATTGATACTGTTGTTATAAACGCTGCTGGTTCTGGATATAATAACGGAACTTATGATAACGTTGCTATTAATGGTGATGGTACTGGAGGACGTGTTTCTGTCGTTGTTGACGGTGGTAAGATTACTTCTGCTACAGTGACATCTGGTGGTACAGGATATACGTTTGGTCAAATCAGTATCAATGCTATCACTGGTGTTGGAACGGGAACTAGTGGAGAAGTTGATGTTGTTATTCCACCTCCAGATGGACATGGATATGATTCGAGTATTGAACTTGGTGGTTTCCGTGTAATGATTAACGCTAAACTCTCATATGATGAGGGTGCAGGTGACTTCCCTATTGATAACGATTATCGTCGTATTGGATTATTAACAAATCCACTCAAGTTTGGTACATCAGAACTTCTTGCTGATTTGACAGTTTCTGCTACAAAAGCAGTTATTTTCTCTCCAACTTTCCAAGGTAATTATGTTCCTGATGAAATTATAACTCAAACTAGAGTTGTAGGAGGTA